TAAGAATATTTTCTAATCCCATTATTTTTACCCCCTAAAATTTATAATCTAATAGTTCAATGTCCTGTGCATACCGCCTGGCGACAAATCGCTTTTGCTGTTCATTGTAAAGTTCCCGATAGTGCGGATGCTCTGTTGTGTTGCGTGGCACAGTATCCGGTATGGGAATCACTTCTTGCAACTTTTTCCATTCATCTCTTATGTTTTCAAGTTTAATCACCCACGTTGGAATAAATTCATTTTCACATACCATAGACACCGTTTGTGGCCTCAAATGCATTTCCCGCGTGTGTTTTGATATGTTGCGTTTGACCGCTTCGGCAAAATCATCAAACGACATCCCCTTGTAAAACCCCTTTCGATTGACAATGTTTGTCGGCTTCGGTCCCAATATCTTTTGGTAGTAACAACTTACAAACCGCGCCCAGGGGTTTCTCACGACTGCCACTTTCAAATAATCCCTTTTCTTTTTGGCTCCACAGGCACTGATATAATGCCATCCACTATGGATTGGCCTTGGTGGTTTTCCTTCCATCTTCTTTATCGCCTGTTTGATACTGCTGTTGGCTACCTTGCCATTGATAAAGAAAATGGTTTTAAATTCATCGAGACATATGTTTAACATCGTAGCCATCTAATGCTTTTCTCAAACTCATTCTTTTAAAACAGGTTAAAGCAGTTTTCCGTGTTGCATTTATAATCTTGATATTCCTGGGTAGCAGAGTTGCCAAGTCATTGTAAACCCCAATCCATGTTTTAATCCGTTCTTTTGGAGCATTGTTTAACGGCTGGGGGTGATCCCCAAACCAATGAACCTTGCCCCCTGTATGCTGCATGTCATACCCTAAGAGGACAATGTAGTTATAACCCAATAAGATCGCCAGGTTGATCGCCTGGTATCCACTGTTTTTCCCATGTCTTATTTTTGGCCACTCCAATGACAAACCCTCCGGTCCGTCATCTTTCATTTGGATAACATCGGGGTATCCCACCTTTTCAAGACTAAACTTTTTCTTTGGCAGGTCTCCAATACGCGAGTAATGCCAATGCCACCAGCGGCGATCACAAGCATAAAGATAGTTAAGGCGGTGACAAATCCGATAAGCATCATTAACCCCCATAATGTCAATACCGCTTTTCTCAACATAGGTAACATCCTTTTTGGTCAAGCTCGGACCGCTGGCAATTATGACAATTGATTTAATCATTTCTTACGTTTTCTCAAATGTTTAAGGTCTGCTTTAATCTGCTCTAAATCTTTTTTGCCAATTCCATGATCAATAAACCAATCCTGATCCCATCTTGTATTCCCATCAGCTCCAACAATGACACAAAGTGTTTCTATATCCAGAGCAAGACTACAAGCTAACCGGTGTGCGCCCTCCATCAACTTACCGTTGCGCCCGTAACGTATTGGGAACTCTGTGTTGTAGCCATCCCGCCTCATACTCTTCAAAAGTTTTTTGCAAACCGTGATGTAGTCCTCAATATTGCTTTTCCAGCTTCTTGGCTCATTTCCCCGCGTCCGTTGTTTGATGTGCCACCGGTAGACCCGCTCGGCGTCTGGGTCATTGCGCTTAAGTAAATGACGGAAATACCGCCACTTGACAATAACATCAAGCCGCTCGCAAGTGATTAATTTGTACGGCTTTATCAGAAAAGGTGAGCAGATCGGCTCTGCATTCATCTATCGACCTCATTGTGTCTAATTCAATTAATGGTATCCTGTTTTTCAATATCTCTACCGCTATCTGCCGGGGCCTTTCCATCGGTTGAACCATGTAGGAGCGATCCTTACCCCTTGCAACATTACGGCGTTTAACTTCTTCAATATCTGCAAACAGACTGACCGCCCCAATAGACACAGGCATGGTTTCAAAGTATGGCCTGATGTATTCCGGGTCTTTCAACCGCCAACCAATCCCCAACCCCCGTTGGAATAAACCCGTCTGGATATACACCTTGTCATCTTCCATTTGAAACACAGATGCTATTTTTCTGAATGCTCTATCTGTCATCCCTAAACATGCCCTATAGCTTTTGTGTCTTTTGACTTTGTCCAGTAACGCTTCTGTTATCCGTATAAAATCTTTCCATTCTTTGGGAAGAGATCCCTTTTTCAGGGGGATACAGTTTGGTGGCCATAGGTCATCCATCAACGTGCTTTTTCCGACTCCAGGGGGACCGGCAACATCAACCCATCTCATCGACAACCTCAATCATACGGTAATCTCTTTCATGTACCCGTTCATTACGTGTAATCTTCCACCCTTTTGACAATGATTTTTCAATTAGTGATATCGGATGTGGACTATGATAATGCCCTGTCGGTTTATTGTGTTTAGTTCTCAACGTAAAAATAATTCGCCTACCCACCCGTTGCATCTCTGAAAATGCTTGTTTTAAATCATTGGCTTTGATTAAATTTAGGAACCGCACACATACAACCACATCAAATACGGTACAGATATCTATATCAAAAATGTTACCAATTCTTGCTTGATCTGTGTAAGTTGTTTTTTGACTCGCCTGCCCAACCATATCTGGCGATATGTCCATCCCAATAAATTTGAAATGCCGACTTTGATAAAACGGGAAAAACCGACCTGTACCACAGGGAATATCCAAGATAGATGACCCTCTCAAATCCCGGGTTAAAAACTTTTTGACCTTAAGATCCTCACCCAACCATTTTGCCGATCTCTGGCGTTTGCTTTCGTATAGTGTTGCGTTCCGCCCCAAATACCGGCAGGCCGTTTTGTTCGCCTTGTCTGATACACCGTTTATGATGGCAGATACTTGTCTATCCACGGGTGATGTCTCTTTACCTGTTTAAGTTGTGGTATACGGCTGCCCGGAAAAAATACTATGCGCGCATTGTCTGGGAGTTTTGTCCCTACCCCCGGCACAACATCCCTTAACCGCCCAGCACCATATACACCATCCTTGTCTGTCCAATATGCTTCGTCATCCCAATTGAGCTTATGACTGATCCAGGCTTGATCCGTGCCGCCCCAAATTTTACGCAATTTCTTTGGATGCTTCTGAGGATCAAAGTCCTGATATAGTTGTGGTCTTGCACCAGCTTTGACAAGCATGATGCTTGTGTTATATCTTGCCCGCCGTTTCTTTGACCCTTGAAAGTTTGGGTTACGCCATAAGACAACATCCTCTGACCGTTTTACTATTGGATTAAGCGACCGTGTAATCACACAATCCAAATCTAAATATAACATTCGCTCACCGATAATATTGCCAATGTCTTTCCTCCACAGCATCAGCTTCATATATCGGGTCCCCGGTACAAAGGTTGTCTTGTCTAATTTTACAGTTCTAATCTCACTGTCAAATTGTTCTGGGGTATCTGTCACACAGACAAAATCATGAGGCACCGTCAAATTCTTTTTGACCATCTTGTGCAATATGCTCACATGCTTCGGTGTGAACTCGTAAATACCCCTGCATTTTGCAAATTCATCATGCCAAAAAAAACAAACAACTGTTAGTAAATTCATGTTTTGCCTATATCAAATATTCTGATATCCAGGGATGTTGTCGTTTGGCTTTTTCCATCTGCGGGATATAACTCCCTGGGAAAAACACTATTCGCGCATTGTCTGGCAACTTCGTTTTGAATCTTCTGGCATCATATATGCCATCCGCCTCTGTCCAGCATGCTTCATCTGTTCTGTCAAGTTTATAGTTTGCCCATTCTTGATCATCTCCGCCCCATTTTCTTTTCAATTTTTTAGGGTGTATTTGTGGGTCAAAGTCTTCATATAGTTGAGGTCTAGCCCCTGCGGTAAGCAACACAATACTCATGTCATATACGGGTTGAACTTTATGCAAATACGGATTGCGCCACAATACCAAGTCCTCTGTTCTATTGACAATCGGATCTAACGAGTCAGTAACAACACAATCTAGGTCAAGGTAAAGTATGCGATCACCAATAATAGACTCAATATTCCTGCGCCATAGCATGAGTTTCATATACAATGTTCCATCTATCCAAATTGATTTATCCAATGGAACGGTTTTTATATTGTTTCCTGTAAACTCTTCTGGTCTATCAGTTATACAGACAAACTCATGAGGCACCGTTAAATGATTTTTGACCATCTTATATAATGTCTTGACATGCTCTTTGCCAAATTCATAACGACCCCTATACTTTGGTTTGTCATGCCATAAGAAGCAAACAACGCTTAACTTGTCCATACAACTCCGATCCCACGTCTCAATCCGTCTTTTACAAACTCAACCGATCTTTTACCCTCGGCAAACTCCAAAAATATCGGCCTGATTTGTCTCGCCCATTTACCTGTTCCAACAATATCGTGAAATGCAACCAATCGAGCCATTGGCCCGTAATTTTCCAAATCCTTTTTGACACCGTTTGACGTATGATCCCCATCGATTAATAGTGCGTCAAATGGCGCAAAACATTTAACCGTTCCAACAATTATTTTGTCTTGGCTATCTCCAATGATGACATGTGCATCAAGGCCATGCTTTACCAAATCTGTTTTTGCTTGTTTGAGATAAATAAAACTATTCTGGTGTCCCCCCTTATGTTTTTGGCCAGACTTGGCTCCAGGCAAATCAACAGCTACCAGTTTTGAACCCTTCGGTAGTGACATCCCCACCTCATGCCAGGTGTCTCCATAACGGCATCCAATTTCACAATATGAAGTAACACCCTCATCCTTTAATAGTTGAATAAACCCCTTCAACTCTACCTGATATTGTGGCCACGGTTTACCGCTGAATCCGGCGATATCAAACATTTTTTTGGCCATCAAGCATACCTCTGTTTCAAATGTTCCCAGGCTTCGCCGTTTTCGACTTCTTCAATTGTCCATTGCTTATAGGCCAAATCATAAAGCCATTGTCTGCGGTCCGGCATGTGAAAATCCATCGTCACATCGTGACGCGCCACCCCCCACGCCATACTACCGGGATCCATCGCAATCACTGGAATACCGTTTATCACGGCATCCACTCCCGAATTACTGTTATAGGTAATGGCGCACATCGCCCCTGAAAAGGCATCATCCAGGCTATTGGTCAATAACCCATCACACCGTAGGAGCCCATCATATTGCCGTGACAGGGGGTGTGGCCTGTAATAGACCGGCACATCCGTCATTGCCTTTACCTTGTTCATGGTCTTCTCATACCACTTGCGCGGGTCTTTACCGTATAGACTTTGATCACCGGCCACCTGACCCATGAGCAATAAATATTCGCCGTCCGTTTTCCAGGGTTTGACTTCCACCTTGTGTTTTTCCCATCGGTCAGACGGCATGTTCTTTGCGAAAAAGAATGCCCTACCATTTAACCCGTTATATCCAATGCCAGTATATTTTTTGCGGTCCCCAAAATACCCCCGCTCCATCACGAGATAGTCACCATTATGATCGATCTGGCTATCGTTTATTTGCCTATTTCGCAACCCCCAGACAACGGCAAGGTCACATGGTTTGTACCGTTCCGTATACTCCCATTTTGAATTGATGCCGTGTCTTTTTAACCCATCAATAAATGCGATCATCCAGGGTATCGCATGACGCTGGGCTAAACGGACGTAACAGGTAACACTAAAACTCTTCATTTAATGCCCCATATTAACGATAAGTAAATATGATAATAACCGTTGCACCTTCTGAAAGTGTGCAATCAGATTCATCCAAAAACGGTTTTATCTTCACATCGTCAAAATATTTTGTTTTTTGAACAGTCGTATCAGCGCATTTAAAATAAACGGACCTCGGACCCGAAGCACTTGCCTCCTCTATGACAAGGACATCATCCGCTGCACCCGGATTAAATTGGATACTCTTGACCTTGATACCGTCTGACCGCTCTGGCAGTGTGTCCGTCCATGTCCAATCAGAATCGATTGCGGATATTTCGATCACATTGCCGACATGATTAACCGTATTACCGGCCTGGCATGGTATAGCGAACGTTAAAAATGCAATAATAATAAAAAGATATTTTGTCATTTGTTTATGCTCCCCAATTAAAATTTATTATATCAATCCATTGTCATTCCCATACCTAAACTTGTCGGACCCTCTGTAGTACTACCAGTATAATAGGTATCTGAAAATCTTAAACTCTTCACATGAAACGGATAGGGATTGTTGAAGCCGATGATAAGGTTTGTGCCTGTGGGCCATGCTCCATCATACTCTTCCAGATCACCTGATGCTGTACCGTCTGCATACACTTCCAAATCACCTTGAGCGTCTATATCATCATCCCAAGTTACAACAACGTCTATTGTTGTTCCTGAAGTTATACCTGCCTCATTTTTACATACATTGCTCGAATCATTTGAAACAAGTGTTCCAGTCCCCTCTCGAGTAAAATAAAACAGCCTCGCACTTACATTTGTTGGAGAAATTCCCCCCCAATTTCCCGCTGCTAAATCGGCGTTACTAAAACCAGGTGTCCACTCCAAACTCATCGTCCCCTCTGGGTCCATATCCGTTGCCCAGTTAGTTGCCCACAAGTCAGCGTGTGCCCAATAGATGCCGTTGGTGTCGATGAACTCGATGGTTACGTCATACTCGGTGTCAGTGAAGTCGAAGTCATCACCATCATCATCCCAGCCTTCAGTGTCAAGGTTCTCGTCTGTGTAGACACGGACGCCATCGGTTCCTGCGTGACGGACATACTGAATTATTGCATTGTCAACTGATCCTACAAAAGTAGCATTCCCTCTTAATAAAATTGTTCCTAATGTTTGACGCATATTAGTGTATTGAGTATAGGTTCCATCTTCTATTTTATCACCGCTACTGGATATGCCATTGGGATACATTTTGACTGCGCCCGCTGAATAGTCGCTCACTGTAAACTGATATTGTTCATAATAGTAATCGTCACTACCAGATGCGTCCGTCAAGTCTGTATTTCCACCTTGGCTTCCATCACAATGAGCCACACCAGACAACGCTCCAGCTCCATCTACCCCAGGATGCCAACCAGTCCCCTCTGTCCACTCTGTAAAATCACATAATTGAGCGCAGTTACCACCCGTTGTCTCTGCTGCTCCGTAGCCGGAAGTATCGAGACTACTTCCTACCGTTGTCTGAAGTTCAAATGTATCACCTGCATTGCTTCTGAGAATCCAGTATTCTCCGTTAAGCTCTGTCATTTCTGTCAAACCTGAGAAGTAAATCACATCTCCGTCAGAATACCCGTGACCAGCATCAAAAGTCACGACTCCAGGATTCGCTTTGGTAATCCCATCGACTCCCTTTGCTGCTGCTTTCGTTATATCATCAAAGGTTTCGTCAGCTACTATATTCAACCCTACTGTCTCCGCCACATCAGGATACCCGATAAAGCCGACAAGGGTTTCACTTGAATCATCCGTCAGCGTGATACGATAGGCAGGGGAAGTGGTTGTGATGGGAGAGATGCGGACATCGTCTATGTAGAACTCAGCGGCTCCACCATTTGACCTGAAATATATTCTTTCATATTCTAATGTACCTGTTGCGGTAGTTACTATTGTGGCCTTTTGCCATGATCCTGTTGTTGTATAAGTTCCCGTAAAATCTAAACCTTTGCTGTCTGTTGGATTTTTTGACCTGGCATCTAATTCTCCACTTACTATATAGTAGTTAAACGTAATCCAATATTTACTGGTATCTGCTGGAATTACAAATGTATCTGAATAAATTCCCTCATTCAGTGCGTCTGCATCCACATACCATGAATACGAACCTTCCCATACCTTAGTTGTGCTTTGTTCACAAGTAGAGGGTGTGCCAGTAGTTGTCCAGTTAGAATTGTCTTCCATATCCCCGTTCAACGTAGAGGCATTAATCAAGTCCGTCCCCAGCACCCCTGCATAGTCCGTCAGGGTAATATCGTCAGACTGGAAGAAGCTGTTCCCACTTGCTGCACTCAGCTTAAAGGATGTCGTATTAGTCGTCCCCAGGAGTTCTGTCGTGTCCACTGCTCCCTCTTGGCTCCATCTTACAGCTGTTGCGCCAGAGGTTGGGATGTAGGAAGTTGGGTAGGGAGATTCTTCTACTTGAGCACCGTAGATATAGGTTCCTGTAGTGTCAACATTAGTCCCTGTAACATCAAAGTTTGCATCATCATCAGCATTCACAATATAAATATCAAACCGTGTCTGATTCCCTGTAGCAGAAACGTCTTCAGTGATCCATATTCTGTACCAACCTGTTGACCCTAAAGCAGAAATTCCTCTATTATCACACCCAGAATTTGTTCCCAAAGCCCCTGTGGAAAGGTTGAAATAAGAGAAGACCTGTCCAGCATCATTTTTTCTTATTCTTAGTTGAATCCAATCGTAGTCTTTTTTCTTTGCAAATATAGAAAACGTGACCGTTGTATTATCATCAATAGTGATCAGAGCTGCACTATGAAATATATGCGTTGCATCTGCATCACTATCATCAGCAAGTAGGGCAATAGCGTTTGACCCTCCTGCTGGATCAGTCTGACCAGTTGATTTGATTGAGCGTGTTGTATCCCAAGTACTCGTCATTAAACTATAGGAGTTTAGATTAACTCCCATCCCCTCACATAGCAATCCATCAGCTTCTATCCTTGCGCTTGGAGATGCCTGGGCAGAGGTTCCCTGTAAGACCCCATCGGTGTCAATCCAGGTATACCAACCGTCAGGGCCATCCACATTAATCGTTGCTGTACCCCCCAACACTGTCGCCGTGGCATTAGAGGTCATGGGAGCATAGAACGTCCTTACAGCCCAGGCCTGATTCGCAAAGAGAAAGATTAGAGCAAATAATATGCAGAGTTGTTTTTTCATTTTGTAATCTCACTTATGCGTTTAAGTAATTCTTGTCGCCTGTCGCTAAATTCTCTTACCCCATGAAAGTTATTGTTTCGGTAATCCTCTTCAAATTTCATAATGTCTTTAGTAAGTTCTGTCCTCTTTTCTATCTCAATAGAAATAGCTTCAAGTTTATCGTTGTTACTTTCTATCTGCTTGAGTTCATCCTTGAACGATTCGCCTAATTTTAACTCAACTTTCGCATCAGTTAATTCCTGATTAGTCATATAAATTCGATGGCTTAAATCACTGTTCTCAGACGCTAAAATATAAATAAAAGTTATAAGGACAGCTACTACAGGCAAAACCAAAACTAAAGGGACATTGCTTTCTAATATTTCTTTTTTCATTCGGTGAACTCCATGTTACTCATTTGGATTGGATATCTAACGTATTCCTTATTGTTGATGACCTGCTGCCAGGTGTAACCGCCATCAATGAGGTCTTTCACCGTTTCACAGGTGTCAGGTGTTTCAGGGTTAGAATCAAAGTCGTAGCAGACCTTTAAAATATGAGATAAAGCCGTTCTGCCTATCCCTTCGGTGTCCTGATACATTTCCTTATAAGACCGCCAGTATTGGATGTCGAGTTCAGGATGGTTGGCAATGTACTGTTTGGCTTTCTGCTTAAATTTCCTGTCATCCGGTCTAACCACCAGAAGCCATAGTTGTTTCGTCCCAACCTTTTTTATCCTCACAGAGTGCAGGAATTTGTCTTGATCTATTGTAAGTCGGTTCCCTTCGGCATTGTCGATGTAGACAAGATATTCTTCCGGCTCCCAGGCAAAGCATAAGGTTGGTATCAAAATCATAAAAATAAATATTAGTTTTTTCATTTTAATTCTTCTTCCAAATTCCCCATTGGAAACGCATCCAACACGCTCCCCGGCGAACAGTTGATAACTTTAATATTTCGTTCTTTGAGATCCGGTAACATATTTTTAAAATGCTTTATCCGAGTTCCCCAGTATGGCCGCTGTCGATTCGGATGGTCTCCATGCCAGTGGGAAGCGCCGTTGATGTTTCTCATGTCATAGCCAATTAACAGTATCTTCGTTGCCCCAAAATTAACGGCCAGGTTAATTGCCTGGTATCCACCAATCTCACCGTTGACAATATAATCCGATTTCTTTGACAACCCGTTTGAAGTTGCCTCGCCCCGTATCCATGTGATCCAATCATATTTAAGCGCTGCATTCCGACTGATGGTTACTTTCAATCCCTGATGTTCTTGCACATTTAATTCGTGCCACTGCCACCAAACCCTGTCACATCCATAAATCACATCCGCCCACGGCGCGATCTGATATGAATTGTTAATGGCAATTACATTGCACATGCCTTTCAAACATGCATCCGCCACCGCGTTAATCTGTTTCTTTTTAATGGAGGGGCCGCCGCCGATACAGACGGCAACCCCACCTTTCCAGAGCGGCGGCACATCATAGCTTACAAGTCCGTCGTCGATTTCTCCGACGGTAAATCGCCATCCGGCATTTTTTTTTCCTCTGGAATAACAACAGTTGACTTTGGTACCGGTGGTGTCTTGCTTGTAACCGGTGCTTTAGGTTTTGCCGTTGTTGTCCGTCGGGTGTATGTCCGTTTTTTAGGCGGTGCCTTTTCAGCAGGCTTCGGCTTTGGCTTGGGTACATACCGCTCTGCCTTGTTTCGGCGTATCCAGCGATTAGCACTTGATGCCGGTAACTCATAAACCTTACCCGCTTTAAAAGTGGCACTCCCATCAGCAGGATCACATTCTTCAAAAAACTTAATCTCGAATGAGATTTCCTGATCCCGTGTTATTGGCGTTTTACTGCTTGCCATTGTGTTCCTCCGCTTCATTGGTTATTAATCCTTGTCGTCCTCGATTTCCTGAATCGAAGTCAAATCCGGCGCATCCGCATGACCTGGAGCATGTTTCGGTATATACCCGATAGCAGCACATGCCGCATACGTATCATTTGACGCTGTAACAAGTCCGCCCTTGACATAACGGTCAGCGGTTGACGCTGTACCACCAGCTAGATCCTCAGCGGCCACATTAATAATAATCTGAGTATTGTCATTGTCTGATGCAGACCCATCAAGTGTGCTTGCGGTCTTAAATGCAGCAACATTATTTCCACCCGAATCACAGGTCACAACTCGTGCAACAATATCCGAATGCTTCGCGTCACCGAGTAAAAAATAAAACGTAACCTGATCAAACTTGCTCATATCGACAACATCAGTGAATTTCTCAGTTGTCGTTACAAGTTGCGGATCAATGGTCCCGATGAGCGCCCCTATTTCATATCCTTTTTGAGACATAATAATTTTCTCCTTATATTTAAAATTACGGTTATAAGGGGAGTGTTACCTCCCCTTTTGGTTATAGGTTAGTGATTAGGTTCTGGCTTGCAGGGTTATAAAGGCGCCCATACTATTCGAACCATCGCGTGGATCGATTGCGGCTGACCACCAGCATTGACCACCAACACGCATGACAAAGCGGTAAGCGACGGTATCGTAGTCAAACCACAAATGAATACTCACATCACTCCGGATCCCGCTGGTTTTCATCCCTGTCCAATACTGCTTGAGATTGGCAAAGATGATGTCACCCGCATCACCCAATGTCTCACAAGCCTGAGTCGGTATGACCGGACGACCCATTAAAGTCGCATAAGGTGTCGCAGACAAACCGTTTGCAGGCATATAAGCAGGCACTGAGCTTGATGTACCCTCAAAACTCATGGTCAGTAACTGAGGCTCAATATCCTGATTGATAAGCCATACAGCGTCACGTCTCCAAGGGCCATACATCCTTGACCACATATTGGTTATGTTTTCAAAAACGATGGTATCAGCAGACTGACCCGACTCTTTGCTGACCTGTACTTTACCACCACAGTTCAAAATACCCTGTGGCTCACCTGCACCCGTACCGCCAACAATGGCGATATTGACTTTCATGTTCATCTTCTCGGGTACTCTCCGACGCAGATACGCATCCAAACTCGCGGCATCTTCCTGTAACTCTTCGGTAACAGGAATCAGAGCTGTCAGTTTGTTCAGGCGCAGCGTTTTCTCTTTGAGCGCAACCTTGCTCTGAGTTTTCTGATCATTCTCACTGGTCCAGTAGGCTTGAATTCCACCACTTGTCGCCCAGGGGGTTGTCTCATCCGCTGGTACGACAATCATGTTGCTCTTGGTTGTCCACTGGTCAGTCCGGGCAAGCAGTGAATCCTCACCGAGAACCTCTTCCATAATGGCATCCCGATAGTCAGGCGGAACAGCATACCCACCATCCGCACCAACACCCTCAGTCGAAACGGTAGTCGGTGCATTCCTCAATAGTCTCGGATCGATGCTTCCCCGTGTCGCGTTCCGTACAGATATGGCAAACTCGCCAAAGCTCCTAAAGCCGTTGTTTCGCTTCACTTCGGGCGGTTCAAGAATTTCAAACCGTGCCCGCTGCGCGTGGTTGGAGTGCGGTACGGCGTCATGCACCTTCTCATCAGGATCACTGATTCTACCGGTTCCCTTGGTAAGCTGAAGCGCCTGATCCTGCACCCGCTCGATGTTTTTAATCTGACGGTCAGTGTTTTTATACTCCACATCAAGCGCTTCCAACTTATCGTTTTCCTCTTCCGTTAAATCGCGCTCTTCACCCTGAGCGGCCAGAATAATGTTTTGGCTCTGCTCGTTGAGGTCGATTAACTTTTGTCGTAAAGTTTCTATATCCATAGTCCACATCTCCTATCAAAAATTATGGGTTATCGGTTTAACCTGTGCTGGCACAGGGAGACGAGTACGGTGCTGGCACCGCGTCATCTTATTTTTATTTTCCTTTGCCATTTGTCGATCCGGGGCGTTTCTTTCGCCTCCGGTTTCGGTGTTTCCGTTTTCATTTTAGGCGGGTTATACCTGTACTTCATTTTAAGCTTTTCCATATCTACGGCGGCGGCCATTTTCTTTTCCGCCGTAATGGAATCGATAAACCCCCACTCTTCGGCCTCGGCTGCGCTCATCCACGTTTCCGCGTCCATTAATTTCGAGATTTCGTCTTTTTCTAATGAGCTTTTTCTCAAGTATGCCGGGAGGATGGAGGCATCCCGCACCTTGTCGATATCCTCTGCCGCCTTTCGCATGGTTGCGGCATCCCCGATCGCCATGCCCCATGGGTTGTGAATCATCATCATGGCGTTTTCAGCCATAAATATTTGATCCCCGGCCATTGCAATCACAGACGCAATCGAAGCAGCGAGGGCGTCTATCTCGACGAGCACCTCCGCTTTATGACGGCGCAGAATGTTATAAATCGCCACCCCGTCAAAGACATCCCCACCAGGCGAATTGATATAAACGTGGAGTGTGGCCACATCCCCGATCTCTTTAATCTGCTCGCTAAACTCCTTGGCGGTAAATCCTTCAAACCATCCTTCCCCGATATCCTGGTAAATCCAAATCTCGGCGGATTTATCTTTTTTGTTTTTGACCATCTTCAGGCCTGCATTTGACATGTCGTTATCTCCCTGTTGTTTTTTTTATGCGGCAACGGCTAATTTCTTATTTTTTAGTTTTAAAATTTGATCCATCATATAAAGCGATTCGTTCTCTATTTCAAAATCGTCAGCCTCCCATTGAAACGCGTCTTTCTCGGTTTCTGGAATAGACTGTAAATACTGTTCAATATCATTAAAGTTTTTAATCTCGATGGCCTGGGCAAACCCAATGACAATGGGGCGCAGCACCATAATCATGTATTGGGCGTGTTCCTTAATAAACTCTCCCAGCCAGCTTTCATACTCTTCGGGTGTCTTGCTTTTTCTGACGTGCTCCAACCGCTTTTGCTGCCTGGCGTAACACCGTTTTAACGCATCAAAAAAAACGGGTTTCCACGCCTGTTTTACATCCTCGGTTTCATCCTCTTCGTCTTTTTCCGGTTGCTCAAACGATGGCTGTAACTGTGGTGGGATCTCTTTTTCCTCTCCGATTTTCTCTAACGTCGTGTACTGGCCCTGCATTACATATTTATCGCCGTCTTTGCCGATAGGGTTCATGTCCTCCAGGGCCCGGATCTCATTCGTATTGATCGCCCCCATATTACGAAGCGTCTGATAAAACTGAGCCCGTGTCTGGCTGTCCCCGCGCATCAGGCCGTTGACATTGATTTTACTGTAAAACTGATTCTTTGCCCGTGGCCCGATAAGTTTATAATCCGTCTCCTGCTCCAACCGGATCGCCCAGGGGATGATAGTGTCCTGTACTACCTCGATAGATTGATGCTCAATGTTGGAGAATGTCGCCCGATCCAAATCGCCTATTTTATGAGGCGGGACCCGAAACCATCTGGCAATTTCGTTTACCGTGAATTTACGGGACTCAATAAACTGTGCATCCTTTAACGGCATATTGATGGTTTGCCATTTCATGCCCTCTTCCAGGATAGCCGGTCGCCACGCCTTTTGGGGCCCCTTGTGTTTATCATCCCACGCCTTTTTTAACCGGTCATACGCCTCGTCGCTTAAACTCTCCGGGTGTTCAAGTACGCCGCTCAACACCGTGCCGTTCTCATAAAAACTCGATTGAAACTGATCAGCGGCCAGACCTGCCCCGATGCTCCTGGCGGCCAGCGCTACAACGGATTCACCCTGTAAATCATTCGTGCCTAAACCCCGGATATGAAATATCCTGTCCGCCTGGAATATAACCGGCTCACCGGTTTGACGGACCTCGTAATAAATGTCGCTGTTTGAATCCCTTTTTGGCGTAACGCGGGAGGGTGCGATGGGCCAGAGCGCAGTGGGCCTGTTCATCGAATCTTTTTCTATTTCCGCATATGCGTTTCCCCAGAGATTAGCCCAACTCACCATTAAGACGCGCCAGTCAAAACTTCCTATATGCGGGTTTGGCCGGGTATGGATTAACCGGTAAAGGTTATTCCCAATGGCCAGCTTGCTTCCGCCGTCTTTCTGGCGCTCTCTTAATTCCCACGGCAATGATGCCACCGTCTCCGCAATGTAGCGCACAGCAGCGAATACCGCAGAGAGGCTGAGAGCCGTGTCATGGTCTACCCACATTCCGCCTTGCACAACAGGCACATATTGAATCGTTGATCCTCTGAAATATTTATCAATATCGCCTGATAGCAACTTTTTAAGTCGTGTCCATATTTTCATTACAAGAACCTGATTGATCGTTTTTCATAAACGCTCTTTTTATCAAAGAAGAGAAGCGCCCGGCCTAACGCCATCACCATAGCTACTATACCGTCTATACGCTCCGTTGACTTGTCTTTTGCCGGTTTGACGTTCTCCGCCGGATCGATCTTGACCACTAAATTATCCGCATTCCACCTCAAGACCGGATTACCCCCATGCGCGAATTCAACACCCAATGTCATCTTCAATAATTCTTTGGTGGGTGGAGACATTGACTTCCAGCCCTGCCGATGCTCCACCATTGTAATGCCATCTTCTTCATTTAACTCAGTGGCCAGTTTAACAGCACCCCACGGGTCATAAGCCACTTCCTTGAGATTATAAATATTGGCGGCATTATTAACGGCTTTTCTCACCCATGCGTAATCAACCACATTACCAGGCGTTGCCGTGATAAGTCCGGCTCGTACCCACATATCATAGGGCACCTTATCACGGCGCGCCCGCTCCATGATGTTATCTTCAGGGACAAAGAAGTGAGGAAGGATTTGCCATTTCTCACCTTTGTTTTCTGGCGGGAACACAAGGACAAATGCGGTCAAATCTGTACTGCTGGATAAGTCAAGACCGCCGTAGCAAGTACGCTTGACAAGTTTTTCCTTGTCAATCTTGCCATCGCATTCATCCCATTTTTCCATCGGCAGCCAACGGTCAATCTGGTTGACCCATTGATTCAACCGAAATCGACGGAAATTGTTCTGTCTGGCCGGATTGGCTTTGGCTTGCTTATAGTGAATTTCAAGGTTGTCTTTTTCAAAGATATAGCCGAGGGATGGATTTGCTTTTTCCCAAACTTGAGGATCTTCCCAATCGTCCTTTTGATCAGCAGCATAAATAATCGGCAAAAATGTGTTGTCCTCAATAATCCCATCCCTCACCTGACAGGCGTAATTGTGTACTTCCCAACCAATAGAGTTAACGTCATAAATACCAGCGGTTGTGATGATAAACACAATCTGCTGCTCACGGGCAATGTCTGTACCCTCGGTCAATACATCATATAACTCCCTGTTGGGTTGTGCGTGAATTTCATCAAATATAACGCAGGACGGGTTTAAGCCATGCTTTGTGTAGGATTCATTGGATAAGACCTGATAAAAGCTATTGGTTTCGTAATCAATAATTCTTTTACGACTGTCTAATACCTTCAAACGGCTTGACATATATTTATCGTTTCTCACCATTTGAGCCGCGACGTTATAGACTAATCCGGCCTGTTCTCTATCGCCAGCGGCGCTATATACTTCAGCGCCTGGCTCATCGTCCCAGAATAGCTCATGAAGCGCAATCGCAGCGGCTAACTCAGATTTACCATTCTTTTTGGGAATTTCGATATAGACGGTACGATATTGACGTTTTCCGTTTTTCTTTAACGTGCCAAATAATTGATCGATTATATCATCCTGCCAGGGTAGAATTTCAAAGAAAGAGCCAGCCCACCGGCCCTTGGTATGGGTCAGAGACTTGATAAAATCTTTAACGGCTTTTTCTTTGGATTGCTTTTTTGGCATATTACTTAATCTAAAAGTCTCCCAACACCCGTTACATTGTCATCCTCAGTCCCGACAGATAACCCCACCCGGCCCCGTGGACTTAACCCAAATTCAGCGGCCTGCATACGGAAAAGCTGCAAATACAACCGCTCTTCCTTGTAAAGCCAAGCGCGGTCCTTGTAGAGACTCTCCAGAGCGTCAAAATCCATATCCTTCTCAGCCCGATTTATCTTGCGCGCTGTCTTCTTCTGTTTACGGAATATCGTTTCGAGTCTGCTTCTGATCTGTGTCAGAGAAGCAAACATATCACCATCGTTTTCAGTTAATAGGCCAAGACGTTCAAGTTTTGGGCTTAATCGTTTCCAGACCCGTTTGGCACCCGGATCAATGTCTTTGGGGATGTCTGGGGCTTTAGGGCGGGGCTTTGGCTCATTCTTCGGTAA